ATGAAAACAAAAGATTTTGAAATGGCTATCGATGCGCTCTGCTGCAATATCGATATCGAAGAGATGAAGATCAGAAACCACAGCGTCTATCTGGTCAAAGGTCACACTGAGTCTGACTTCTTCTTCTGGGATGAGCTTGGTCGAGCCTTTAGGGCTCCTTCTGACAAGGACGGCAGAAGCATCGTTCTTGCCATCGACAATGTGTTTGAGTCGAAGTACGTTCACCTTCTGGTTCGTGACCCTCAATTTGACCTCGTATGGAAACTATAAAGATAGATGTCATGCTGCAGAATGGAAAGAAATTCTGCCCATATCCGGAAAGAGATAGATGTGAAGGTTGTCCAAGATACATCGAGGATGAAGATATATGTGATTTGGAAATTGGATGAATAAAAATCATTATAATGAATGTATATGGAAATAAAAGGAATGAAAGTAAGAGTGTCTGAGGGCTACAGTATTATCGTGCTGCCTTTCACACCTAAAGAAGAAGATGAGCCCTGGGAAGCTCAGATGCGATTCGACAATGATGATCATTGCGCAGAAAACTTCGTTAACTTCAGCGATGAGACCCAGCTGGATCAACTGATCAATGCTCTTCTGTGGGCCAGGCGGACTCATCTTATCCTGGAGCCCGTCAGAAAGGACATGAAAGCCGAGATAGGTCTCAAGAGACTGATAGTAGATGAAGACAGCTTCGGACAATTCACAATAACAGGTCTGTCGTTCGAGGAATTGAGGAACATTCAGAGTGCTATACTGCTTTCAGGTCTCAAAGAAAAAGGTATGTTAAACTCACTCGTGTCACAGATCAGCAACTGTGTAATAGAAAGGATAAAATTAACTAATCTGATGATGAGAACTTCATCACCTAATAAATAGAAATATGAAAAAGAAAAAATTATTCTTCCGAATCAAAAAGAAGGCGAAGAACCGCTTCCTGGTTGAAGAACGTCACACATTCATGTTCTTCTGGCGCTTCTATGTCAAGGGCTCCATCAAGCTGAAGATCCCCAAGTATTTCGCATCAAGGAAATCGGCAGAGGATTATATTTCAAAGAAGGCTCGAGAGAAAGGATACGAGGCATTTATAGTGTCACTGCAATGAAGATCAATCCGAAAGGCTGGTACATCATCACCGGCATCAACAAACTGACAAGGCAGCGGGAGGACATCTCTCACCCGCTGCCTGGCCACAGAGTCGAGTCGATCATGGCTGATAAGGTTAGAAAGCGCCATAAAGACAGGGCTTTCATCTACCTTAAGGTCAAGCCTTTCCCTTATAGGGAGCAGGCTTTCACCTTTCGGGAGAAGGTGTAGGCATGGTCGCGCCGGTGTTGTTTGTATCTACCGCAAATCGGATTATCTTTGCACCGCAAATGTAACATTTGCAACTTCGTATCAATGACTAAGGAATAATAAGATGGTAACAAAAGAACAGATCTATGAAGCTACAAACGGTGGCTTGGACATCATCTGCAACCTGTTTAAGGGCTGCAGAGACATGGTGGCCACTGCTACCGCTAACGGCGAGGATTACAAGAAGGCCTTCAAGGTCAGGTCTAACGACAAGACTGCATCCGCTCACGTCAAGTTGATCAATACCAATGGCGGTACCGACTACTACGTCTTGACAGACTTCGGTGATGACGGTGTTCCCAGAAACCCCATCGACCTCGTAATGAGAGAGAAGCATCTGGGATTCAAGGAGGCCCTGGTGTGGTGCGTGTCTGAGCTGAACCTGCAGATTGACAACATCAGCCCTGACATCAACAAACCTCGCTATGACAAGATGCTGCCTGCGTCTCCTGATATGAAGGAGGGCAAATGGTACTATGAGCTGAATGAGTCATTCACTGAAGAGGAACTCAAGGTGATGGGGCCTCTGGTGGAACAGGATCATGTCGACGCCCTTCACTGGCACTCCGTCAAATGGGTGGGCATGTGCAAAGACAGAAAGATTACGAAGAAATACTCCACGCCCACTTATCCTATTTTCATGCGCGAATGCTTCTTCAAGCGGAATAATGAGATTCACAGCTGCTTCAAGAAGTATGAGCCGAAAAACCCAGACAAGGCTTTCAGATTCATGTATATCGGCGACAAACCGAGGGATTTCATCAACGGCATGTGGGAGCTGGAAGAGAGATACAGGGCGTGGAACCAGCAGCTGCAGGCAGAGTTCGATGAGAACCCGGCAAACGAAGGAAAGGCGTTCAAGGAAAAGAAGATCGACTGTGCCATCATCTGCTCCGGAGAGCGTGACAGCCTGTGCGCACGAAGCCTCGGATATCAGCCTATCTGGCTCAACAGCGAGACGGCTGATCTGACTGAACAGCAGTACAAACAGATAATGAGGTTCGTCACAACCCTCTACAACATTCCTGACAAGGATGAGACGGGAATCAGACGTGGCCGTAGGCTGGCTCTGCAGTTCCCGGAGATCCGTACTTGCTGGCTGCCGAAGAGGTTCGAGCAGTTCCGTGACGACCGCGGTCGCAGCCGTAAGGACTTCAAAGACTGGCTCGAGCTGCAGGATGCCCCTCAACAGTCAATGAACATCCTGATGAGCCAGGCTCTGCCGGCTAAATTCTGGGATATGTCCATATCAAAGAAAGGTGAAGAGGCGTTCTCCATTAACTCTGCATGCCTTCAGTACTTCCTGAAGATGCAAGGCTTCTGCAAGCTGAAGGATCGTGATGCCAACCGCGTCGACTTCGTGCGACTGCAGGGTAACGTAGTGGAGAGGGTGAACACTCAGGACATCGCCGAGTTCCTCATCAACTGGGCTCGTGGCGAAGAGAAGAAGTTCCCGGGAGAGGATAAGCCGTCCGACACTCAGCCCATAGCTGTCCAGAACCTTATCATCGACTCTCCGCGCACCTCTCCCGCAGCCCTTGACAAGCTGGCCAGCGTAGAGCTTGACTTCACATCGTTCACCGCATCGTCACAGCTGTTCTTCTTTAAGAACCACACGGTAAAGGTCACGGCGAGCGGGATGGAGGTGATGGATCCTGAAGAGGCTTCACAGATGGGCAGGTATGTATGGCGCGAACTGGTCATACCTCACCGATTCAAAGAGCTGCCTGACATGTTCTCAGTGGAACAGCAGACGGATGAAGACGGGCAGCAGGTGTTCCTGCTGGATATCCCCGATGAGGTGCCTGCCAGCAAGGTGTTCTGCTACCTCATCAACTCCAGCCGTCTGTACTGGCAGGAGGAGCTCGAGACAAACCTCGAAGATTTGTCAGAAGAGGAGCGGGCGGAATACCTGTCTCATCATCGTTTCTCCATAGACGGTGACCGACTGGATCCCGTGAAGGTGCTATATCAGAAACGATGCCTGCTCAACAAGCTGTTCACCATCGGCTACATGCTGCACGCCTTCAAGTCTCCGTCACGCGCTTGGGCTCCCATGGCGATGGACTGGAAAATCGACGATGATGACAAGTGCAACGGCCGCAGCGGTAAGTCGTTCCTCTTCTCCCAGGTCCTGGCAAGGTTCCTAAAGACGGTGAAGCTGTCGGGCCGTAACGCTAAGCTGCTTGACAACCCGCACGTCTTCGACCAAGTGAACAGACACACACGCATGCTGCTCGTGGATGACATATCGAAGGCGGTACGCATGGAGATGTTCTACGATAACATCACATCTGACATGACAGTCAACCCCAAGAACAACCAGTCGTACAATATTCCGTACAACGAGTCTCCGAAGATCGCATTCACCACGAACTACGTCCCCAACAACTTCGACGCTTCGACCATGGCGCGTCTGTTGCCGATGGTTTTCTCTGACTACTATCACGAGAAAACTGAAGATTCCAACTACAAGACGTCATTCTCCATCAGAGACGACTTCAAGAAAGATCTCTTCGGTGTCGACTATACTGAGGAAGAATGGAACGCTGACCACAACTTCCTCCTCCAGTGCGAGAGGTTCTACCTGAAGGCCATCCAGTCCGGCGCCAAGATATTGCCACCGATGGAGAACATCATGCTCCGCAAACGGAAGCAGGATATGTCTGGCAACTTCGAGCAGTGGGCTAACATCTACTTCTCACCACTGGGCGACCACCTCGACACATTCATCGTCAGACAAGACGCCCTCGATGACTTCAGGAAGTACTCTGGTCTCAAGGATATGACCACCAACGGCTTCACACGCAAGCTGCAGGCTTTCGTCAAGTACTGCAACTACACGGCGGAACTTAACCCGCTTGACTACTGCACCGTCAAACCGGAGCCTGGGCGTAACAATGGGCGTATCCTCAAACGTCCTAAGAACAGCATGGGTCTCCCTGTAGGCGCTCCAGTCGATCATATCTATATTAGAACCATCAAGGAGGTGCTGCTGCCTCTCCAAGAGGAAATGAGGAAGCGTGAGGCAGAGGTCGAACGCAAATCACAAAACGATAAAGACATGCCGTTCTAACACATTACCATCTTTTTCTGTCGATCGCCGACATGTTACCGGGCCATTCCGGTGCGTGTCGGCATTTTTTATGGGGTTCGGGGAACGCCGCCCCAAATCCTCCCCTTTCCCCACCTTATATTTACTACTTAAAAAGTGTAACTTTGTAACATAAGTTGAAAAAGTAATAAAACTAATTGAAAATAAGAAAGTTAGGGCAAAAAATTGCCCGTTACACTTTTTGTTACAACTCAGTTACAATTCATTTTGAAAAGTGTAACAGATGTAACAGTTCTGAATCTTGTTACACTTTTTACGTTTTGTTACAACTCTTTTTTTGCCCCTTTTTTGGAAAATGTAACAAGTCCAAACGCTTGATTTTGTGTGTGTTATGTGCATTTTGGTGGCGGTTTGTTACGTTGTTACAAAAATTCGGCAATTTCAACTATTTCAAGAAAAAGATGAAAAAAGAGAGAAGCAGGAATAGCCAAATTTTGATAAAAAACACACGAATTGTACGAAAAAGTATCATAATTCTGATGATATTGATTAACTTTGCAAGCAAAAACTCTTAACTTATGAGCGATTTCGTGATATACCTGAAACTGAAGCCTTTCATACGCCAGTACCTTGTGCACCATTTCGGTGATCCTGTCAGGTTTGGCGATCATTCTGTTGCTAATGCACGCATCAACTCCGTTCTGCAGCGCAGACGGGATGATATACCGCCAGAGACCGGAGGAGAAGGCATGACTGCAATATGCATACCATACTCCAAGCAGAAGGATCCTGCGACCTTCAACTATGTGTCTGCTAGCGGAAAGAAACTCATCACTGACCATATCGACTCGATATTCCTGGTCAACCTCTGGAACGAGATGTCAAGGATGTGCGGCGATGACACGAAGCTCCAGTCGGCTGCGTATGCCTGGTGCGAGATGCACGGCATCGACATCGACTATGCCGACACCATCAGGATGAGGTACTACAGAGAGAAAATGAGACTGAAAGAGAGGGGTATTGACCTCATGAGCAAGAAACGGGTGAAAAAATGATGCATTTTAGATTCTTTAACGGAAAATTAAACCATCAAACTGGCCGTTTCTGTTCAAAGCCGTCAAACCCGTCGTTTACGTTCAATTAACAACTAAACACATTTATTATGAATGCTATCAAAAACGTTATCGGAATCGACCGCGTACAATGCTCTGGTCTGGAGGGGATGTCCGGTGTCAGTCCTGACATCATCGTCCCTCATGATATCCAGTGGTCAGAAATACCTATTCAGGTTCCTGCAAAGCTCTCTATTATAAATAAGGTAGAGGCAGGAAACTCGGTGTGGCAGACGGAACTGACTTTCCGTACCTGCGAGAAGCTGGATACAAGAGGTCACTGGGCCTACAGGGTAAAGCTGGCTAACGGTGAGGTGAGACTGATCGGTGGTCATCAGAGACCTTATCCCGTCACGACCATCAAGGAGTCGATGCCGGATAACATGACCGACAGTCAGCTGCTCGAGGTATCCGTCACCCTCAACTCACGCGAGCAAATACCCGTAATCCATTAATTTATAGTTGTTTTATAATGGTGTCTTTATTTCTACCTTTGCGGAAAATCAAGGGTAGATATGAAGAAATATGACCTTTATCTGACTGGTACAGCTGGCTGGAACTATTCGGCTGGCTACGTCAAGTATATCCTTGACAACTCGAAAGGCAAACCAGTCACTGTAGCCATCTCCTCTCTTGGTGGATATGTCGCTACAGGCCTGCAGATCTATGAGATGTTCCGGAACCATGGGGATGTGACTGTCGAGTTCATCGGCATGTCTGCATCTGCTGCCACCTTCATGGCCATGGGTGCCAAGAACATCAAGATGGCGAAAAACGCACTGATCCTCATCCATAACTCCATGACATGGGTGGATGAATGGGGTACATTCAACAAGGAACAGATCGATGAGTCCATCAAGAGACTGAAGTTCGAGAGAGACCAGCTGTCAACAATTGATGACGTGCTGGCTCAGATCTATGCCGACCGTAACGGCAAGAGCGTTGACGATGTCAAGGCCAAGATGAAGATCGCTGCCTGGATCAAGGCGGCTGACGCCGTTGACTTCGGCATCGTCGATGAGATCATCGAGGCTGAGTCGGTTGATGACGGTGTAGCTAACGTCTCCAACAAACTGACTAATTCACTGATTTCTAATATGGGTCTCCCTCCTCTCCCTGCCGGCTTCAATGCCGAGACAGGTGAGGACAATCCAGCTGGCATTCTTGAAAAGGCGATCGGGATGCTGAAGAGACTCGGAAACTCCTTCGCCGTAAATCAAGAGAAAAGCATGAAGAAGATCTTCAAGAGTGTTATGGCTGTGCTTGCCATCCAGGATGGCATCGAGGCCAATGACAAAGGTGAGATGGTCCTTAATGAGGAACAGATGAAGAAGATCGATGATCAGCTGACTCAGCAGGAAGAGGCATGCAAACAGGCTAAGTCGACCATCGACAGCCAAAAAAAGACCATCGCCGACCTGCAAGCTGAAGTCGATTCTCAGAAGAAAGAGATCGAAAACCTCAAAAAGGTGCCTGGTGAGACTAAGAATGGTGGCGAAGATGTAGTGGAGACCTCTCCGCTCAACGCAGCTGCCGAGTTGTTTGAATCAATTAAAGACGCAATCTGATTATGGCTGAGAATCTTATCATCAATCAGGGGCAGCCAGTGGTTGATCCTGTTACGACCTTCAGTCCTGATGCACTGAAGGACGCATTCCAGAAGTATCGCACTGAACTCATCATCATGCCGATGTACGCCATGCGCCTTGCTCTGCAGCACATGAGCGTTGTACAGGGTATCCGCTACAAGGAGCATGTTCATGAGATGAAGGGCAAGTTCCAAATGGGTAATTTCGACAAGTACAAGAAGGGAAATGGCGCCATCAGCATCGAGCAGCGCACACTGGAGACCTTCCTTGGCAACTGCATCGAACCTATCGATCCCATCTCTATCTATAAGTCTCTGTGGGGCTCTGACATCACAAAGGGCGAGGCTCTGAAGACCGTTCCCTGGGTGAAGCGTGTATGTGCATACATCATGGCTCAGCTCGGTGAGAATCTCTTCAACGTGATGTGGACCGCAAAGCGTGATCCGGAGAACACCAAGGATACGGATAAGTTCTTCAACAGCTTCTGCGCCATCGAAGACATCGAGATCAAGACTGGCAAGATGGCCAAGGAGATCGGTAACTTCTACGAGCTCCCTGAAGAGATCAACGAGGAGAATGCCGAGGATATCATCAAGGCCTTCGTATGGGGCTCTACCGAAGAGGGATGGAAGGGTGTCAATCCTAAGCTGCGCGGACAGAACGTGAAACTCTTCATGTCTGAGTACACCAAGCACTGCTATGAGGAAGCATACCAGATGAACCATGGCGCTCTGCCTTATAACCGTGGATATGAGAAGGCTACCTTCGAGGGCAAGTCGAACATCGAGTTCTGCGCCCTGCCGAACGTGCCTAACAACTACCTGTCTCTGACTCCGAAGAACAATATTATGTCTCTCTGGAACCAGATGACTGCTGATGAGAACTTCCTCGTTGAGAAATCGCTGACTTCTCACTATGATGTTGACTTCATCGCCAACATGTTCTATGGTGAGCAGTACCTCTCTATCAATAAGGAGATGCTCTGTGTCGCTCGTATCAAGGGCGTGACCGCTGACACGATCGCTGCCGACTTCGTCGCAGTCACCGTTACCACTGGCAAGAATCCTTCAACCGAGGGATGGTATGAGAAGAATAATGGTGCTTACATCAAGTCTGCTGACACTGTGGCTGCAGAGGGTAAGACCTATTACGAAATGGTGTAACAATTAAAAGATTACTGTTATGGGTAAATGTACTAGTGACAAGGATCTCTACGAGAATGTAGAGTTCTGCCAGGGCAGCGCTTCGCTCCCAGGCATACGTCCGCATATGTATATGGCTCGCCGCGTCAACATCCTCACCTTCCCAAAGGTGACGGGTGATGCCGCTGAGAAACTAGAGGATGTGGCTGTGATCAAGTCTAACTTCGTACTGGCTGAAGGATGCAAGTTCGTGAAGATCGACCTCGTGGAGGGTGAGTCTGAGCCTACATGCTCTAATCAGGGCAACGAGGGCGCAAAGTCGTTCCTGAACAGCGTGAATTTCGTCCTACCTGGTACACAGGAGAAGGTGACTGGTCTGATCACCATGCTCAACAAGGATGACGTCATCTTCCTGTATCCACAGCGTGACGGAAAGATTCGCGTCATCGGTAACGAGATGTTCCGCGTTCAGCTCGAGCTCGGACAGAACGCAGGCCGTCAGGTGACTGATTCCAGCCAGACAACCATCAACGCAAGCGTTTCTGACGTGAATGCCGCTCCGTTCTATCAGGGCACCTTCGAGACTGAAGATGGCAAGATCGACGGCAAGACTGACAGCATCGTCAGTGATTAATAGTTTTAGGTTTTTTAGTTATTGGTAAATTGTGGGATGGCTGGAGATTGACTCCCGGTCATCCCTTTTTTAAATCTTTAATGATATGATGCGAGACAAGTACGATCCGAAGCTGACCGATGATATGGTCAAGTGGCTGCGTTCCGAACATGAGTCTGACGAGATGATCCTCAAAGGTGCTGTCATGCTGCTGCGGGTGAACCGTAACAGAGGGCTGTACGAAAGGATAGTCCGACAGCCGAAACGTGGTCTGAAGAAACTGGAATATGAGCTGCGCAAGCATGTGAACATGAGACTCGACGGTTATACCATCGAGGATGTGGAGAAACTTGACAGTGAGATCACTCCTCAGATCGAGGCTGCCATCTCTTCTGAGAAAATAGACGATAATGCCGATACTGGTGATGCACCTTCTGGTGAGGAGTCATCTAATGCTGCCACCGTCATCACCGGCAAGCGTCCTGACCATGACCAGCTGCCTGAAGAGATACAGGCTATCTGGGTGAAGAATGCTGAGCGGTGGCATAAGATCAAGGAGACATACAATCTGCTGCTCACGCTCAACGCTCCATGTGACCGCTATGAGTATCTGAAGCTGCTCAAGGATACCTGGTACAACTACAAGGCTGACATGGCCAGATATGATGATTTCCGTGGTACCATGGATGAGATGGTCACCGTAGTTAAAGGCGGTCAGCTGACTGAAGATGAGCAAAGGGATATTGATGTCGCACAGTCGTATGTCAGCAGGAACCTGCCTGTACTCCAGGAACTGGTACTGGAGAGCCGTGAGCCTGACTTCCCTGAAGATAAAATTGTAAAGCTGGAAAACCTTCGATCCAAGATCCAGGCACGCGTCACTAGTCTCCTTATGCTGAATGTGATGCTTTCTGATCAGCGTAAGGCTGACTTAACGATGTGCGATATCTCTCTTGAACTTCCTGAAGACAATGCCGAAGGGGAGAAATCTGAATGAGATATTCAAACCTTTGCTCGGATGCCCTCTGCAGAGCCATCTGGGCAAAGGTGTCCACACGCTCGGTCTGCTCGACTGGATTCTTCGACAGACTGGGCGTGCGGATATTTATGTGTCCACCTATTCGACGTCAGACGCTTTCCTCAGAGGGTTCTACAACCTCAGGAAGAAAGGTCTCGTCGGCAAGTCGGTCCTGATGGTCGACCTGAAGGCGTCGAAGAAGATGGTGAAGCTTTACCGTGAGATGCAGTCGTGCTTCGACAGCGTATATCTCACGATGAACCACTCAAAGGTGGTGCTCGTGCAAAACGATTCTCACTTGGTGACTGTCGTTTCCTCACAGAACCAGACTTACGGTGACAGGGCTGAAAGCACGATCATCACTACATCACAGGAGATATTCCTCCAGCAGTATTCCGGTTTCAAGGAACTAGTAGATGAAAACTCAATCCAACTCAACGGACTCTTCTCAGGACTTGCTGAAAGAGATAGAGTGCCTGGCGAAAAAGCTAACCCCGATTACGGAGATTGGCGTCCTTTTGGAGCTGAATGAGGTTGAGCTGCGTGACGGCATCAACACCATCGGTCATCCGTTCCGTATCGCTTACTTCAAAGGAATGGCACAGACGGCCATGAAGATCCGTGAACGCAACATGGCGCTCGCAGAGGCTGGCTCACCAGCTGCTGACGAAGCCCTGGCATCATACCTGAGAAAAATGATGAACGACCTATGAGCGTACCACAGAACATTGATGAATACATGGGCTTGATGGCCCTTGATGAGAACCAGTTGGTGGAGGACAATGTCGCTCCACACATCATACAGCGCGTGATCAGACTAAGGGCGCTGTACACCTATTGGTGCCGGTTCTCATCTAAGTCCCCAAAGGAAATCGTCGAATATGACATCGCATTCAACAAGGTGAATGAATCGCAGGCGTATGATGACATCCATATCATCAAGATAGTCATGGGAAACCTGCAGGAGGCATCGAAGAAGTTCTGGAGATGGCGCATCAACCAGATGATCGAGGAAGACCGCATCAAGGCTAAGCGCGATGGCGACCATAGGGCCGTCGCATCCATGCAGAAAAACCTGATCAAGAATAATATGACGGACACACTGGATCCGCCGGAGCTGGCGTTCGATAAGATCGTTCCTCAACAGTTCATCCCATCGTCTGACCCGAGCGATGCAGGCGTGAAGGTGAGACCGAGGTTCAGGGAATACATGAAGAAGTGCCTGAAGAGATATGACGTGGATGTTGAATTTGCTGATTACACGGAGATAGATGACAACGGAAAAGAACCAGAATAAGGTATATTTCAATGATGCTCAGCTGTACCCGCTGTACCTGATGCCTAGAAACCTGATAGCAGTGATGGGGCGTGGTACCGGTAAGGGTATGATCGACGCAACAAGACAGCTGCAGGTGTTCCAGATGATGGAGGGATCGACAACAGGGTTCGTCTCTCCGTCATACAAGAAATGTCTGATATCGACGCTTCCCTCTCTCCTAGTGCACTGGGAGAGATGGGGATACAAGCGTGATATTCACTATACCGTCGGAAAGAAGCCGTGGAAGGCGCTGCACTGGAAAGACCCGATATTCAGACCGGAGAACTGGGAGAATGTCATCGGGTTCTACAACGGCAGCGTGTGCCAGATCATCACGCAGGACCGTGAAGGTGCATCTAACGGTCTTTCTCTCGACCATATCCTCATTGACGAAGCGAAGTTCGTGGACTATGAGAAACTGAAGAACGAGACCTTCCAGACTAACCGTGGCAACGAGATGTTCTTCGATAAGTGCCCGCTGCACCATGGGCTCACTATTACATGCGACATGCCTGTAACAAAGAAGGGATCGTGGTTCCTGCAGTATGAGAAGCTGATGGATAAGGAACTCATTGAAGTGCTCGAGGGTCTCGTGTTCAAGCACTGGAAGATCCGGCAGAAGATGACGGCTTATCCTGATCGCCGTATTTACTATGAGCGTGAACTGAAGAAAATCGAGTCTTACCTGAACACTCTCAGAAAACATGCATACCTCTATATCGAGAGACCATCGATATATAACCTGGCTATCCTTGGCGAAGACTTCATCGCCAGAATGAAACGTGAGCTGCCGCCACTGGTGTTCGCCACATCCATCATGTGCAAGCGCATCACGATAGCATACGACGGGTTCTATGGATCGATGCGAGAGGATATCAATACCTATACAGCACCGAACAAGTCAAAACTCTCCCTGCAGGATCTCGGCGAGGGTAAGGTCTATGAGAACGACTGCCGGCTGGACGCGGACCTGGATCCGGACCAACCGCTGATGATCGCCCTCGACGTCAATAATAATATAAACTGGCTGGTCTGCGGTCAGATAGGGGCTGACAACAAGCTGAAGGTGCTCAAGTCTTTCTATGTCAAATACGAGCGGCGTCTGGCTGAGCTGATGGATGACTTCTGCGAGTACTATAAGCACCATCGCACCAAACAGGTGGCGTTCTTCTTCGATGCCACGTTCAAGGGCAACGGATTCGCCCTTAACCAGAATGATGACTTCTACATCTTCATATCTCAGTTCCTGTCATCGCATGGCTGGTTCGTCGATGAGATATATATCGGGAAACCGATGAACCATATCGACAAACAGCAGCTCATCAACCGCATGTTCGTTGGGCGTGCAGATCATCAAATCATCATCAACCGTGACAACAACGAGGCTCTTCTGCTCTCCATCGAGACGGCTGGATCCTATATGGGTAAGAAGGATAAGCGGTCTGAGAAACTGGCGGAGAGTGAAGAGGATAAGCTGGAGTATCGTACTGACGGCTCTGATGCCTTCGATACACTGTGCATCGGGGTCGAACGCCACCTGCAGCCCTATTATTCAGCAGGAAGCTCCAGTGGGTTTGTATCGTACATGGGTGGGTAGGCTCCCGGCCATCTGTCGATGCCATCTCTCATCTTCTATGACCTTATAGGACTCCATGGGCTCTGCATTGATACACCATTGTCTGTATCTGCGTTCCATGGGGCCTGACATGCTATTTTGATTTCAGGGCTTGGGTAGTCATCGCCACGTGTGCGCTGTCGCCTTTGCCTCTCTGCGACGGTCAGGGTTCCCTGGCCGCCTGATGGTTCCTGCCCTCTGCGTTCTTCCATCGTCGTTGGTTCTGGGAGGATCTGCCACGGCCATGGGCTCGTTTCACCGATGTCTGACGTTGTCATATCAATTTTTTCACGATAACTCTCCACGGTTCCCGCATTGATTTTTCCTTTGCAAAGGTACGACAGGCGGGAGCCTGCAAGGCTAAAGCGCGTTTGCTCTGAAATTTTTCTAGAATTTTTGGGTGCAGTGGCGCCAATTCAAAAATTCCATGCCCAAGGGTAGAAAATTTTCCGGCAAAGCCTTGCATTGTCCTCCCTTCTCCCTGTTCGTCTTCTATGCACGTAAAAATTACAAAAGCGGAAACGCTTCAAGTCTAACTCTCAAAAAAATTAAAGATATGACAACTTCAACTCAGACATCGGTTATCAAAACGCGCCCCTACAACCGCGGCAGACGCTCTCAGAACCTGTATAATGTAGTAGTGAACGCAGAAGACGGGAACTATCAGGAGTTCGAAATCGAGGCTTCCTCCTTCGCTGAAGCAGAGTCAAAGGCTAATGACATCGCACATGAGACGATGACTGATATCACCTATGTTGAAATCTATAAAATAGCTTAATGTCACACCCTATAAAACGCAGAATCATGGAAAAGAAGAATTTTATCAACGCAGAGCTCGTGAAGTCCAACAGGTCTTTCAAAAAGGTATGGATGGTAACAACAGAAGGCTGGGAGCCTAAGTTCTGTAACAACGCTAAAACCGCACTGAAGTATATCTTCATGCTGAAAAGGTCAACGGGTGGCTATGTTGCCAAGAGCACCATCGAGAAGCTCAGGTATGAGATCGCCCTCAGTAAGACAAATCCTACTATGAAATAAACACCCCCGCCAGTGGGGACGGCCATCGACCGCATACAGGCAGGGCCGGGCTCCACTGGCTTTCAGAAGAACCCCTATTTATTCACTTTTAAATACGTTTAGAATGATGAAAACTGAAGTTTCAAACAAACAGAGCGGTACTGAGCGCGTCGTTTCTCAGTTCACGGATCTCATGATCCAGACTATCGAAGGTCTCCAGCAGGGCTGGCGTAAGACATGGATAACGACTGAGGCATCTGGCAGGCCGCTGTCCGTAGCCGGTCGTGGCTACTCGTACATGAACGAGTTCTTCCTCTACATGCACTGCGAGCAGATGAACTTCCGCTACCCGCTCTACGTCACCGTCAACAAGGCAAACGCCATGGGCGCCCATGTGAACAAGGGCGAGAAAGGAGCACCAGTGCTCTTCTGGAAGCTTGACATCAAGGATGACAAGGGCAGACGCATCGACAGTGCTGACTACGACAAGATGTCGAGGGATCAGCAGGGCAAATGCACGGTGTTCCCAGTACTGAAGTACTACACCGTGTTCAACATCGACCAGACTAACCTCGCCGAGGTGCAGCCGGACAAAATCCGGAAGATCATCGATGAGAACTTCTCAGTTCCAGAGCTCAGAGGCTCTGACGGCATGTATGCCAACAGCGCTCTCGACTCCCTGATTGACAATCAGTCGTGGGTATGCCCGATCTCCTGCAAACAGCAGAACAATGCTTTCTACTCCAGGAAGGATGATAGCATCACCATCCCGGAGAAACAGCAGTTCAACCTCGGTGGCACCGAGGATGAGGTGTTCCTGGCAGGTCAGGAGTTCTACTCCACAATGCTTCATGAGATGACGCACTCTACGGGTTCACCTGACAGGCTGAACCGTAAGAAAGGCGAGGCCTTCGGAGATGACTCCTATGCCCGCGAAGAGCTCGTGGCAGAACTCACGGCAGCGCTGATGGGGCATCAGCTAGGCTTCAACACGCGTATTCAGGAGAATAACGCTGCGTACCTCAGCTGCTGGCTCAAGAGCCTGAAGCAGGATCCCAAGTTCCTCGTGAGTCTGCTGGCAGACGTCAACAAGGCTGCTAGGATGATCGAGCAGCACATCAACACGGAGGCAGCGTAATGGCTGCCTCTTTTTGTTTCACCTAATCTGTCATAGCCATGATGAAGATTGCTCTTTACGACTACGTCCCGCAGAGATTCAGGATGTCCTTCGAACAGTTCATCCTTAACCGTATGATCCTTGACTTCAAGGACGGTAGAAACTATGCTACAAGATGGGCTGCACGCCAGATGGCCAGCAGCCTGAGGGCTTGTGACATGAGGAATGTCACAATAGTCTGCATTCCTGCAAGCTGTCCATACACTAACGCAAGGCGATGGAAGAGGTTCCTATACGAACTCTGCAGACGGTGTCATGCAATCAATGGCTTCGACCTTGTCAAAGTCCACTCATGCAGGGAGAAGAAGCACTTGTCACAGGACAGGTGCTACATCTCCTGCATGGGGAATGCCAGCATAGATGCCAGCATCAAAGGACAGAAAGTCCTGGTTGTTGACGACATCTGCACCACCTGCGAATCTGCCAATGAGTTCATAGCCTCACTGCAGGCAGCTGGTGCAGACGTCGTCATGGCACTCTTCCTGGCAAAGACCAGAAAGATGTGGGCATAACCCTGCCGAGGCAGGAGAGAGGTAGGGGCGCACCACACGGCAGTCTCCACACGCGCGGATCTCTCATGGCAGGGCAGACACCTGGCAGTTGAAGAAGCAGGGCAGGCCTGCATCATCAGTGCCATAAGAAGAGTGTATCGGCATACACACATCTTTGTCTGCCCATCGCTATTCGGATCCTCTCTCTCTGTGGGCCTGCTGAGTGGTGCGCCCCTGACGTTCTGGTCCCCTCCCCAATCCCCGGCACAATGGTGAACATGAGCGATGAACCGCTGATGATCCCCATAGAGCCGCCTTGACCGCAAATGGCGTGCCATAGGTAGTTTTAAAACCGACGGGCGCAAAATCACCGACGTAAATTTGCGTAAAAAGTGTTTACATATTCCGCACAAAGGAAAGCGGAAAGTCGCTCGCGGTCGTAGGGCGGTGGGGGCAACGAAGCCGTCAGCCTGCGGCGCTTTTGACTCCCAAAAACGCTAATTCTTTGAGCCTTAGCGTTTTCGGGGCCCTATATAGTGGAATTTTTATGTATATTTATGTGTTTTGACGGTTCGTGGGTAGGTGCCTGCAAGCTGGCTTTCTCCGTTTTGGGCTGTTACTGTTCAGACTTGCATCACAGTATGCCTCAGAACGGCTGCTTTCCGGCACCTGATTTTCTGGATTGTTCTTCATTTGAATTTTCATGATGTTTTTTTCGGTTGTTTTATTTTGCTGACTGCATTCGTATCTTTGCAGCAAAAAAAGAAGTATATGGTAAAGACAGTCATAGCCTTTTTTGGCGCTTTTCCGCTGACGATCATGGTTGATGTCATGAGATACATCTACCAGGACTGGGAGTTCGCCAAGTGGATATGTATTGCCATCGTCATCGATACGCTCGTCTCAGTGGTCAAACACTTCATTGCTAAGGATTTCAACTCTGAGGATTTCTGGCATAAGTTCGCAAAGAAGATCTTCATCTATATCATGCTGCTCATCGCATCCAACATGCTCAACAACTACACAGTGAATGGTCATGTCGTAGGCAGCACCCAGTGGATAGGCGAATATCTGTGCGTGTTCATGCTGCTGCGCGAATCGGTATCCATCTTCGAGAATGCCAACGCCATCATGCCGATAGTGCCGGCATGGCTCTTGAAGAGACTCAAGGATTTCAATGATAAAGGTGAATACATAAAAAAGAACAGTGAGGAGGAATAATCTATGGTAATCAATCAGTCACAGCTACTAAGAGCTGTTCCAGAGCTTTGCAAAGACAGGGTCAACGAATTCGTGGCCTATTTCAACCAGTGGGCTGTGCCTTTCGGCATCGACACTCCTCTCAGAGTGGTCCACTTCCTGTCACAAGTGTTCCATGAGAGCGCTAACCTGCGCTGCTGCGAGGAGAACCTGAACTATTCGGCTGACGGCCTGCTGAAGACCTTCCCGAAGTACTTCAAGACCAGGGCAGAGGCTGAAGCGTATGCCCGCAAGCCTGAGAAGATAGCTAACAGGGTGTATGGCGGTCGGATGGGCAACGGCAACGAACAGAGCGGCGATGGATGGAGATACCGCGGTCGCGGATTCATCGGCCTGACAGGCAAGGCAAACTATGCCGAATATACGAAGTCGGAATTCTGCGTGGGTGACGTGGTGAAGAACCCTGATCTCGTGGCAAAGGCTCCAGGCAACCTGAAGACTGCCATGTTCTTCTGGTGGAAGAACGGCTGCAGCAAGCTGGCTGACGCTGATGACTGTGAGGCGCTCACAAGACGGATCAACGGTGGTACCAACGGACTGGCAAACCGTAAGTTCCTGCTGCGTCGGTTCAAGAAGGAATTTGGAGTGCAACCCTAAAAAAAAAAGGAGGTAGATATGGCTAAGCTTTTACATTGTGTGTGTTTCTGGCTCATGGCAGCCGTAGTGGCAATCATCGACGGACTGGCTTATGAAAACTGACTGGTGGAAAGAACGGCTCGAACCGTATGAGTATGATGATATAGTCTTCTGGTGTGACAGGTTCCTGAAGGTCATGGCTCTGATCTTCCTGATAACCTTCATCTCCGTGATCGTTCTAAAACTGATGTGATATGAAAACAAGTGTGAAGGTATGGATCATCGCCATCATGGCGCTGCTCCTTATGACTGGTGCTGGTGCTGCATACGTCTGGCTTAACAACAGGTCGCTCATGAAACAAGTACGTGACCTGCAGGTAGAACTGGCTCACGCTAAGATACCGCTGCGCGTCGATACGATACGTGACTCCGTGACCGTCGTCTCTCAGCGTATCGTCGAAGTCGATAAGACCGACTACAAGAAACAGCTGGCCGACAAGCAACTCATCAAGGATCTCGGCCTGAAGGTGTCTCAGATAGAGTCAGAGAACCACCAGCTGAGAGAGATGCTGGGAAAGGTTCAGATGACTGCTGTCAAGAAAGACAGCGACAGTCTCTTTGTCTATCATGACAAATGGGCTGACTTCGAGGTGAACCTCAGATCAAAGATGATGGAGTACCTGGTAAGAGACTCCTTCGATATCTTTGTCGCCACCATTTACAAGCACAAGTTCTTGTGGTGGCGATGGGGAAAGAAGGGTTATGACGTCAAGTTCGTCAACTACAATCCTAATACCAGGATCGTACACAACCAGACAATCATGGTTAGTCGTTAGAGTATTATATAAGGTATTTTGAAATTCTAAACGTAATTTTTGGTGCTCATCTTGCCTGTGAAGGCCGGATGAGCATTTTTTTTTGTTAAAAATGGCGTCTCCATATAAAAAAGTTTATGTAAAACTTGTACATATCAAAAATTATATGTATCTTTGCATCGTGATTAGTTAACAAGGGTGTTTAATTTTAAAAGTAACGTTATGGACGAAGAATTAGAAGAAAGGATCCGGAGGAAAAAGAAGATGATCGCCGAATTCATCAAACTCTCAGAAAAGTTGAAGATGAAGCCTAAGGCAAGGGAGAAAAGACTGGACGCGATGCTCGAAGACCTCAAGAAACTGACGGATCAGAGAAAGTAAAAACCGCCCCCCTCCTTCGGGAGGGGAGCCTTAAAGAATAAGGATATGGAAGAGATCAGGAAAGTTATGGAAGAATTCAAGTCACTTGCTGGGCTAAGTGACACTGCCAGCGAAAGCAGGAAGGAAGAGCTGGCTGGATGGCTCGTTGAACACAAGCAAGGCCATGAGGAAGAGGTCGATGCGTTCTTAGAGCAGTGGCTTTGCGAGATGGAGGCTGACAACGAGGATATCAAGCAGCAGGCACTCAGAGGGCAGATCAATGATAAGGCATACAAACTCATACCTTGGTCGTACATCGCCAAGGAATATTTCGGTAAGAGCGTGTCATGGCTCACTCAGCGTATCAATGGCTACTCAGTGCGTGGTAAGGTCTACACGCTCAACGAAGAGCAGAAGGCCACGCTCAACCGTGCACTGTCTGAAATAGGAAAATTCATCGGCTCCTATCGCGTTGCTTAGGCTTCCGATTGTTAACTAGTCACACCAGCCTCGGTGCATGAGCCTGCATCGGGGCTTTTTAATAGGAAACAAATAATACCTAAAACATTATGATTATGGAGGCTTTTGATGTCATTATTTTATGTATATGCTTTTTTGTTTTGGTCATTTCTTTTTGGAACATTATAAGTCCAAAAAGCCCGTACAACACAATGAAAAAAGAACAAAATGAGCATAAAGAGATTGAACATATAAATCTTCAGGCAAAAATAGAAGAGGCCCAAGAACATTCTAAAGAAGCATTTAACCTACAACAGAAGCAAGTTGAAGCAAATAAAATACAGCTGGAAAAAGTATTGGTGAATGAATTTGTTGATAAACCGTCTGTTGTTTATAAAGGAAGAAAACCTTCACTAGATTCCTTTGGCAGAGCTATAGAAGGTGTAGGTGTGGAGTTCAAAATTGTAGGTATGAAATACAGGTCAGTAGAAGAGCAAACGCAAGCTATGTGTTTGGAACCAGGTGATTCTGTATTATTAAAACCTGAAATTAATCAATTCAGCGGGTCAGAGGCAATGGCGGTATATACAACTACAAAAATTCTAGTTGGCTATGTTGCAACAGAACAAAGTAGGAGAGCGAAAGATATGATGTTCAGAGAATACTTACAGGCTTTCGTAAAAATACCGTGGAACTTTAATAAATCGTGGTTTTTGGTCGTCGTTCCAGAAGAAAATTAATAAGAAAAAGAAAATTTTCCCGAATTTCTTTGGAAGTTCGGGATTTTTTCGTACCTTTGCCATCGCTAAACATATAGAGAGCGGTTCGCTCCAGGGGCGGTGAAAGACGCCCGAGTAACAACTCAGGGCATTTTTTATGCTCATACTTCCGAGGTCTGCCAGAGACCTCACTACACCAATAGCGGTGGCCACCCAGTAGATATTGCGTCCTTGGACGAATGCTCTATATGTTTAGCGACAGGGAAGGCTGCCGCTTTCTCTGTCTCATAGGGGAAGGCGCTCCTCGCCGCGAGGCAGGAGACAATAATGCAGCAGTCCGCAAGGACCACATCCAGAAGCTTGGCCCGCCTTCCTCTCCGGGGGAGAGTGTTCCAGCCGTGAGGCGGAACTGGGAAAGAGACGTTGAAGTGTCTGAAAGCGTGGGAGCTCTCCCCTTTTCCAAGGAAACAAAACGCGCAGGGCGGATCCCTGTACAGCTAAACATATAGAGCGATATGCAACAGTTAACATTACAATTCGAGGGCTATGCCGACGAGATGCGGCAGCCCAAGGCGCAAGGCACGGCGACACAGTGCAAGAAGGATGGATTTTACGAGGCCTCCCAACACATTTTACAAGGCCTTGCAAAAAGTGTTACGAAGCCTTCCAGCAAGATTTTGGAAAGGGTTTCTCTCTTCTCTCAGGCAGCAGCTGCTGTCACATTCGGTTTCGGTTTGATGTTCCTAGCAGCAATCATAGGAGGTTAAGGTATGAATAAGGCCATCAATATGCCACCAGAGGCTCTTGAGCTGGTGAACAAATTTTGCGATGTGGATACGCTCGAAGACCATATAGGCAGCCTCGAAGTTGCAGAAGACACGCTGCAGGAGCTGGCTTATATGGAGAGAGACAGCGATCAGAGCTCAAACATCTTCTCTGTGGCTTATAACATCAAGTCGATACGTAAGGATATGATCAAACTAAAAACTCTTTTGGAAAATGGATGAAAACGGAATGACAGTGGATGAACTGCGTGTTGCTCTATCCTATGTGGATGGCAGACGCATAGTGAAAGTATATGGTAACGGCTCCATGGACGATGATATTGCAGAGGTCCATGAGGATGAGGTCAACGTAGACCGGCCGGTGGCAACTGTCACCATCGTCACAAAGATGGCTGACAACTCCCTGAAGACCTTGCTCGATGCCTTCTTCATCGACAAACTGCCGATCGAGGCTCCAGGCTATTACTTGACACCGATGACAACGATGGATATCATAGACAAGCTTGACCCGATGATGGATGTCAACGGCGTGGATCTCATCAAATACATGACCAACAACGGATACCAGATAAAACCGCAACACGACGGTTTGCCGAGATGGGTGCTGTACACGAAAATTGATACCTAATCTAATTATTGCTCAAACTATTGCCAGGGCTGTCTGCAGTGATGCACGCAGCCTTTTTTGTTGTTTTATTATGCTGCCTGCCTTCGTATCTTTGCGGTATGATTACATTCATGAGCTCCTGGCCTGGCAGATTATTTTCCAGCGACATACCCGACCTGAGGTTCTCAATAGCTTTCGAGAGAGCCCTCGTGACCGTTGAGGTGCTGAAGAACGGTTCTGTAGAAACCGCCTTCAGCGAACTGCTGTATCCTGATAACGACAACCAGATATGTCTGTCTGACATCGACCTTCTGGTTCTGCCATACAGCGACAGATATGTCGTTTTCGACGTCAGAGTGACCGTGCAGGAACAGAACGTCTATTCCAGTGACCATGTGAGTGTCATCGACACACAGACAGTCAGCGCCTCTGTGGTGACGTGCAAGGCGATCGTCAAGAATATGACGGCTGCTGACTTCTGCAACAACAGATTCCTTACGCTGCTTGACGGCACGAAACAGACAGCTAGCGGATGGAAGGAGATACTGTCTTACATAGGCAACGACACGCCTGTATGCGAGGCTACTTATGATGACGGATCAGTGGTCACTCATCAGGTCACCCGACTGTCGGGAGGTGACTTCACGATGATTGACGTGTCTCCGGACAACTTCCTATCGTCAGGTCGTCAGCTGCTGCAGTATATCATCAGGGCTGGTAACCGCAGGCAGGAGTTTGTGGTTGTCAGTGACTTCCCAACGGATATCGGCCCTGTCCTTCTGTTCGCCAACTCTTTCGGTGTCGAAGAGATTGCTTACTGCACCGGTGAGCACCATCAGGTATCGACATTCGACCGCAGTCAGTCACGCATAGGGCGCACGAAACGGTCGTATGCCATCGAGGAGAAAGAGACATTCAAGGCTGATACGGGCATCCTGTCGTTTCCCATGGCAAACTGGTGGAGGGAGGTGCTGCGCTCCAAATCGGTGAGACTGCTGCCGGTTATAAACGGTGGCGTGGCTCTCAACGATATGGTTCCTGTGGTTATCAGCTCTGAAAAGGCTGAGATCTCAAACGCTGCAGACCATCTGCCTCGCTTCACCTTCGAATACGAATATGCAGATCGTAACCATAACGTCTGGGACATCCGACGCGAGGGGCGTATCTTCGACAACACCTTCGACTATACTTTCAATTGAAAATCTTTTTTGGCTTGTGTGATATGGAGCAGAGAAAACCGATTCAGATGAAACAGGGGCAGCAGATCCTCGATGTGGCAAGGGAATCCAGACAGAAAGTTTTCGTAAAGGCCTGGGACTCCAAAGGCAACATCATTGAATACAACGGATGGCTGGTCAGCAGCTCCAACTGGCGCGGTGGATGGCACCGCCTCCTGAATCCGGTAAACAACGAGATTCGTACAGTCCCGGATATCTTCATGTTTAACATTAATGGACATCCTATATATCTATGAGCAAAGGTAAGAAAAACGAGATGGTGCGAGCAGGTACCAACGGCGATTATGAGGTGTACTTCATCGGCGAGAGCGGCGTGATGAACAAGCAGCTGCAGGCTGAGATCACCACACACTACAAACGGGATACAGACAGTCTCTATCCGTCGATGTCTTCCGATGATATCGATGAGGTGACGCTTGCAGACGGCAGGTCTTTTAAGTATTATAAGTTCGGTCAGGACAACATCATCCCTTACACGAATCAGAATCTGGTGGCTGACAACATGGTGATGAGCCAGTGCCAGCAGTTCAACATCCTGACTTGCTATGGGCAGGGGCTCAGGTTCATCGACCGTGATACACGAGAGATGACTAACGACAAGGAGATTCGTGAGTTCTGCCTCCGTAACGCCATCCATAACACATGGCTCAGGATGGCTACTGACATGAAGTATCATTTCTTCTCGGTCATGGTTATCCATCTCAGCGTCGATCACTCCAGAATTGCCATGGTCAGAATGAGGAATGCCTGCGACTGCCGCTTCGAGGTGCGCGACAAGAATGGCATCATCAATCATGTGCTGGTCAGCAAGTGGAATGAGACCCAGCAGAAGCAGGTGGAAGCCATACCGCTGCTCGACGATATTGACCCGCTGGGCGACCTGATGTGGCGCATGGGTAAGGGACCTAACATCTATGACGGTTCAACGAGACCTATGCCTGCTTCTGGAACTGAGTGCAAGTTTGCCATCCTCTGTCTGTTCCCGACACCAGGATACAGTGTCTATCCTGTACCGTACCACGCTTCGATATGGAACGATGCCTGGTATGACATCTACCGTCTCATCGGTCTGGGTAAGCGGTATATGATCAAGAACACTTCCGCACCTCGTATTCAGGTGGAGGTGCATCGTCAGTACTGGGATAACGTGTGCCGCGAAGAGGGTATCACCGACCCGAAGAAGATGGCTGAGCGAAAGAAGCAGGAGAGACAGAATATCACCGACTTCTGCACCAAGCCTGAAAATGCGGGAAAGGCATGGATCACTTCCTATGACACCACGCCTGAGGGTAAGGAGAAACGTATGGTGCGTATCTATAACCTCAATGAAGGCAACAAGAAAGAGGGTGGCGACTGGAGCGATGATATGCAGGAGGCTTCTAATAGCCTCTGCTTCGCCATGGGCGTTCACCCGAACATGGTTGGTGCCGTGCCTGGAAAGTCGCAGATGAACAACTCTGGCTCTGACAAGCGCGAGCTGTTCACTCTCAAACAGGCTCTGGAAAAGGCTTTCCATGATATCATGGAGGTGCCGTTCCACGTCATCATGTACTATAACAAATGGGCTGACAGGTTCGCCATCGACGTGCCGATGATACAGCTGACAACGCTAGATGAGAACAAGGATGCCAAGGAGATAACCGCTAACGGACAGAACGATGATAGCAACAGTAAAGATTGACAAGGGGTTCTTCGACCTCACGATACCTGCTGCCAAGGAGCCGAAGGGTATCATTTTCGCTAAGCTCGAAACGAAAATCAACAGTGTGATTCAGGATATTGCCGACGATAAACTCGGTGACGTTGCCACCACCATCATCAACGACAATCCTGACGGACCGCTGGCTGCTGACGTGAAGGCGCTGGCTTGCGTCGATGTGTTCCTCCGTGAGATGAGAGGACTCGACCTGGTTCTGACTCCCACTGGATTCGGTGTTGTCAACACCAACGATACGGCTCCGGCATCGAAGATCAGGGTGGATGCCCTCGACGGTGAGCTGAGGGTGAAATGGCTCAACCTGTCGGATGCCATCATGGAGAAGTGCTTCAAGATCTCTGGCTGGTACCAACAGGGCTTGGTGATCATCGACACGCTGTTCTGCTTCTTCTCCTTCCTCCGTAGGTATGCCGGGCTTCAGGCTCCCATCTCTAAGGACTGGGAGACGGCTGCCGCTCCTATACTGGAGGCTGACAGATGGCTGAGGGATAAGATATCGGATGAGTTCATGGATGAACTGATCACGAAGATGGCTACCGACGCACTGGATGAGAAGAGCCGTGGTGTCGTTCACCAGATAAGACGGATCATCGGCGTGGCCATACAGGGCAACAAGGGTGTCGCCTACGAGTATTTCCGTAGGCTCATCAACACGCTTGAGAGTGATATCGAGTCGTTCAGCACGTATGCTGGCAGTCAGGCTTATGAGGTGAACCATTCAACTCCTTACGAGAATCATAAGGATGACAGCGCCTTTCATTTCGTCGGATAAGGTGCTGCACCTGCAGTGTCCTGACTCCTGGGAGAAACTCTCGCAGGAGCAGCTTCGCTATACGCTGCAGCTGATAGCATGCGGCCTGTATAGCGAGGTGGAGATACGCACATATATGCTCTTCCGGTTCAGTGGTATAGAGATCCGCAAGAAACGCCAGAAAGGTGTGTCTTGCAGGGTAAGACTCGACAACGGGAAATGGCACTACTTCGACATCCAGGACTGGCAGGTGCAGGATATGATAAGACAGCTGGATTTCGTCAACAGTCCGGAGAAAATGGGTGTGAGGCTGGAAAGCATCCACGGACTCCAGGCTGTTGACAGGCAGCTGCACGGCGTTCCTTTCATCGACTACCTCAATATAGAGGCGTGCTATCAGGGGTTCCTGAAGCGGAAAGATAAAGGGCGCGTAGAGGCAATGGCAAGGATCATGTATCGGGATGAGAATGGCGACATGCCAGAGGCTTTGTCTCTCGATGCCGCGGAGGTGACAGGCACACTGTTCTGGTACTATTACATCAAATCGACGTTCGCCGCTTACTTCCCGAATTTCTTCAAGCCGGCAAACGGTGAGGTGGGGGATAAGTTCAATGTGCTGGAGGCCTTCAACACACAGCTGAGGGCTCTCACCGACGGGGACGTCACCAAAGAGGAGATTGTCAAACAGATGGACTGCTGGCGATGCCTGACTGAGCTGGACGCTAAGGCACGTGAGGCAGCTGACTTTAAAAAGAGATATGGAAACAAACGGTGATTCTTTCAACGCTCTGGCCTATTTCAAGGAGATGGCTGAGCAGAACAGACTTGTGAAGGAAAGCGGCTTCTACGTCGGTTTCTCTAGCGGTCCTGACGCTCTCGACATCATTATGTCGGAGTATCGCGACTACGCTAACTTCATCCTCATCGATGACACGACGGCTGCCAACACGTTCTGCGGAAAGCCTGGTTGGTTCGACCGTAATGACTACACGGTATGGATACTGGCCGGCTTCGACTATCAGGACGAACTGAGCTATGCTGCTGCCTTGCGTCTGTGCAGACGCATATTCAAGCAGTTCCTCTCACGTATGATTCATGACAGGGCGACACGTAAGTATGGTGACGCTCTCACTTTCCTGCATACGGAGCAGGTGTATTCCATGGAATTCGGTCGCCGCTCATTCAACGGGGCGACGGGCATCATGTTCAAGATCAACAATGACGAAGCGGTAGATCTCCGCTACAACGAGGAAGAGTGGGAGGGATAAGCCATGGGCGTGATGAAGAGAATCGGTTACAATGCCAAGGGTGGTCGGAAACCTGGCATGGGCAATGCCGGAGCACTGGATGATCTCAGGAAGTATGAGAACGAGTGGACTGACAACATGGTAGTCTACTGGCGTGAGCGTCTGGAGAAGCTACGTGTTATCGACACCGGCAGACTGTTCTCTTCTATCGTCGGCATGATACATCCCGGTCCAGTGACCATCATTGAGCACTCTTTTGTACGCTATGGTGTATTTGTTTCAAAGGGTGTAGGCAGAAACTTTATCAAGTCTAAGTTGTCGGATGGTACCATCCCGTTCCTGATGCCGGGTGGCAGAGCTTATCGTGAGGAACACCGGCTTGACAGGCCCAGGAGTGTTGGTCCTGCGTGGCACAGGTCGAAGAACTCTCCCGGTGACGCATCCAAACGTGAGGCTGGAGGCAGACCGATGAAATATAACCCTCAGACGGGGCGCTATGAAGAGCGCGACTGGTTCTTCGCTAAATACTATGGCTCACGCATGAACCTCAATGAGATGGAACAGTATTACTATGGCTCCAAATATCAGGGTATGCTCACCACCGCACTTGATGAGTTGTTCGGTGAGAGACGTATCATCATGTAGTTTTATTTTGCTCTTTCCTGTTGTAAATTTGCAGTAAAAGATCAATCATGGCAGACGAAATATATACCAGGCTGGAAACTGAATTCAAGGGGATCCGCGATGAGCGGGGCCTGCATGCCAATACGGCCACACGTATCGGTACTGCGTTCCTTGAGCTTCTGTACCTCCTGCGTCGATTCGGTATATATGAAGGTAAGCTCGCTAGCGAAGACTATGTCAAAGACCAACAGGGCTTCGCTATATATAAAGAAGGTGACAAGTGGAAAATCGAGATCGACAACGCCCAGATCCGCAACCTCCTGACAGCTGCAGAGGCAGAGATCGGAGAGGCTACGATTGATCAGGCTGAGATCGGTACCATCAAGAACCGGACTGAGTTCCTGCTTGGTCTGAAGACCTTCGGATCAATCCTTCTCGGTAACTATGCGTCTGGCGTCGAAGGTGGCATCATCACAGCTACCGGCGATGCTGAGCTGAAGGAACTGGTCACCAGAGGTCTCGCCCGTCTGGCTGAACTGCTCGTCGATGGCGACTCTGCCTTCGGCGGTAAACTGTCATCCCTGCTTTTCAACTCGGGATTCCTCACAGGTCAGGGATGGGCTATCCTCAAGGAGAAGGTCATCAACGCTGCTGGAGTCGAAGAGGATAAGTACACACTGGAGATCGACAACGTCACCGTTCGCGGTCTGCTCCGTGTCTACGAGCTCGTGGTGTCTCAACTGCGAGGCGAGTATGACAACTACCGCTTCGCTGCAATGATGTCCATACACCACTACGACCCTGAGACGGGGCGTATCTGGCTGGAGACGGAAGGCGGGCGCATCAAGGGCAACCCCTACAATGCTGGTACCTACATCGAATGTCAGCAGTATCAGCCTGGTAATGACGTGGTGTCTGGTGGTGACGGCTATCTCACCAAGCATTATGAGTTCATAGTGAAGGAGGCCGGTACTGGCGGCATGACTGATGTGTCAGGTGACCGTCTCGACTGGATCACCTTCGAGAACTTCACCACTCAGATGGAGGGTGGCACTCCGGAGTCTCTCATCCAGAAGGGTGACGTCATCGTTCGTGCCGACCATGAGTCGGATCCTGAGAGGAAGGGTGTCGTTGACATCATGACGGTGGGACCGAAGACTCCTTACATGGATGTGGTGTATGGGCGTAAGACGAACCCCGAGGATTTCCTGAAGTCTCGCATCGGAAACCTCGAGGGCGTGCGCACTGACCTGTTCGGATGGCTCGAGGGATTCGGCGCATACATCAATAATTTCTACGGTGTCGGTAAATTCTTCAACCGCCAGACTGGTGAGGGGCTGGAGGCTCGAATCGAAGGTACCAGGCAGCATCTGCAGAGCGTATATACTGAAACGACATTCAATATATCTGATGATGATAACTATATCACCAACGGGTTCTTCCAGCGAGGGCTGCAGTCATGGGTGATCTGTGAGACTGACGGCACGCCATTGTCTGGTGAGGATGACGATGAGATGATAGGCTCTGGTGACGAACCGCTGCTGTTCAACGGCAACCTCCTGGCATATCGCAACAGACTGACCGCTGAGCCGGTGGTGAAGGATGGCATTCGTATGCTCCATCTGCTGGGCATGGGCGTGAGCCAGGACTTCAGCCTGATCAAGTCCAACGGGTACCATGATGAGATGGCATCGGCAATAGATTCCTCTGACACCTCTTTCGTGACTGTTGCTGATACGCTATATATGGGTATCAGAATCCTGCCCGTCACCAGTGGCACTCTGTCGTTCAAGTTCAGAAGAAACGACGGTTCTGCCATAGGCCGTGAGTTTAACCTGAACGCTGGCCATGACTGGGTTCTGCAACAGGCGATGGACTCTAAGTCGCAGCCTTGGGTATATACCGGCAGCGGTAAACTGGTCATCAGCTATACCGGTGAGTGTTATATCCGTTTTGTGGCGCTCCAGACTGATCCCATCGTCAACTCGAAGACGCAGTTCACAACGCTCTTTGAGCAGACCTCACGTCGTATCACGCTGGAGGCAAAGAAAGCTTCGGATGACCTTTCCGAAGCCGTAGCATCCATCAATATCGAATACAACAGGCTCACCACAACTGTCACCAACAACAAGACGGCTGCAGACAATGCGCTGGACTCTCTCCGTTCGCGTGCCAGCAGTCTTGAAGGCCGTGCCACTTCTGCTGAGGGCAGGCTTGATGACCTGGAGGATGACTCTTCATCGTATGCCACATGGATTGAGCAGACCGACAGAACCATAAACCTTTGGGCTGCACAGTTCGACGCATCGGGAAACATCAAGAAGTTCTCTGCCATCGAACAGTCGATATCAAGCATCCAGACAACTGTCACCAACAACAAGACGGCTGCAGACAAT